TACAAGAGTTACAAAGATTTGCTACCTTGAGGGATGAAGTAAATCAGAAAGCGAAAGAGGCAAAAGATGGAACAAGTAACAGGACCAGTTGAAGAACAAACTAACAAAATAATTGGCAACAGCTCTGCAGATAATTTAAGAAATGCTAGTGTCGCTGAAACCAATAAGATTGAAAACATAAAACAGAAAGCTATAGACGATACCACAAAGAAGAAAATACCTGCAAAAGATACCAATGTAGATCTTGCTAAATTAAACGATCCAGAAGGTTTACTAGCTAAATATAAAGTCTCTGCTCGAGAAGGTGTAATACCTGTAAAAGAAAAAAAATATACACCTAGTGATTACTTTAAAACTGAGATGATGGGCCAATGGTTATACGCTGAAGGTGAAGGTGATAAAGATGGTCAAAAAACTAATCAAGCATTTAAAGGAATACACATAGATTCTTATCCAGAGTTTGCTGAAGAAATACGACAAGGCAAATTAACAGACGAAAAAGTAGCAGAAATTATGTATAGACAATACACAGGTCAAAATGTTGCAGAAGGTGAGCCTAGTGAATTTAGAGATTTAAGTAACTTAGAAGATGTAAGCCCTGAAGCTGCAAAATTATTATTTATGGATGCAGGATATACAGGACAGAATGCAGAAGCTATTAGGGATTTACAAAGATATTTAGGTGTTAAAGATGATGGTTTATTAGGGGAAGATACATTAGGAGCTATGCAGGGTTTTAATGCTGAAGCATATAGAGATCATTTAGGAACATTAGATAGATATAAAGATAGCCCAGTGTATAATAGATTTTTTACTGAAGAGGAAAGAATAGAAAGAGGGTTATATAATAGGAATACAACAAAAACTACAGAAGAAAAAGTTTCTGATCTTGATGAAGAAATGTCTAGAAGGTTAGCTACAGATGATCCTTTTACAGATATGTCAGGAACACCTAGTGGTTATGGTTTAAACTACGCAGAAGGTGGACTAACTGAAAACAATGATGATACACTTGGTGCTACTGGAGAAGAAGTAGCTGATGATATACCTGCTCAGATATCTGAGGGGGAATTAGTTGTACCTGCTAATGTAGTTCGCTATCATGGTTTATCAACGTATGAATCTTTACGTCAGTCAGCTTTACTAGGTTTAGAAGGATTAGAAGACGAGGGCCAACTAAAGAAAGTTGATGAGAATGGTATTCCTGTAGAAGAAGACAAAGAAGAAAACGATGTAAAAGTACAAACTGTTAAAATGCTAGCAACAAAAAAAGGTGGAGTACCTGCAAGATATGAAGAAGGTGGTTCTCCTAATGTAGTAGTAGGCGGTGGTAGATTAGATACAGAACAAATAACTGAAGGAGATTACAGATTAGGTTGGGAAAAGGAGAAGCCTAGAGTAACAGAAAAATCTCCTCCACCTTATGGAACAACTAGAAACCCACGAGGCGAAACTACAGTAAAATACGATCCACCAACAGGTACAGGTAAATATAACTACACTTCTGAAGGAATAGAAAAATTCATGAACGAAAATCCTGTAATGAATAATATGAGGATAGGCGGAAGAAAAAGTTTTAGGTATTATGATAAAGAAACAAACGAAATTATTGTAGGCTCGCATGATACAGGAACAGGTATGGAAAGTTTTGATAAAAAAGAAACTAGATATTCCCCAGAAGACTATTTCTCTCAAGATCAATTTACAAATAGTGAATATTTTAATCCTGCTGATTACTTCTCACAAGACCTACAAGGTGCAACAAAAGGCACACTAACAACACCTGAAGGTAAAGATTACAGAGTAACTAATCCTAATTTAAAAATAACAGCAGGTGGTCCTAGAACTGAAAATGTTATTGGTATGGGATCAGGCGAAGGTTTAGATTTAAGTAATGTAAAATTTGGAAAAACTAAAACTACTCCTAGTGCACCCAAAGAACCAGGAACTGTAGAAAAAATATTGTCAGGTGTTACAACGATAGCGGCATTAGATACTTTGTTTAATGGTGGAAAAATAACTGCTGCTGTTTATGGGTGGGCTAAAACTAATATGTTTGATCCTTTAGGAAAATTTTTAGGATTTAATAAAGCTAAAGCGGGAGCTTCTCTCGCATTAGGAAATACAACTATACCTGCAGGAAATCCTGTTACTTTTATAAATGGTAAATATTATACTACTCCTCCAGGAGCAGGAGCAGCAGTAGAAATAACTGCAGAACAAGCAAACAAGCTAACATATGGTACACAAGGAGCAGTTTCAGGTATTGTAAAATCTGTAGGATCTGTTATTCCTTCAGGAACTCCAGTCATTGGGCAAGGCGGAAAATTTTTTGTAAGTGGTGGTTTAGGTAATCCAGGTATAGAAGTTTCAGCCGAGTTAGTTGATATGAATACAATGACATTAAAAGGCGATTTTAATGTTGGAGGTAGCTCAACAACATCACCTTCAACACAGTCTACCACAGGTGTAACAACAGGTCAAACTGGTGTATGGAATTGGAAAACAGGTCTAGCCGCAGTAGGTGCAGCACTATCTTTATACGATATTATAGAAAATGGACCTAGTGTTGCAAACGTTGCAGGGTTAGGAGCATCTGTTGGAACAATGGCAGCAGGGGGTGTCTTTGGAACAGCAGCAACAACATCTTGGATTGCATCGTCAGCAGTAGTTACACCGCTTATGTGGATAGCAATAGCTGCAGGATTAGTAGAAGCATTTAGTGGTCCTCCTTCTAATAAAGTAGGGGAAGCTGCATATAATTTTGATAATCCTGAATACAATGCAGATGATATTTTATCAGGTGGTTTTTGGACTAGAAAAAGAAGTGACGAAAATATTGATGGTGCTAAAGGTTTAGTAGCTAGTATTGGATCATATGTTGCAGCTTTAGAAGAATCTTTAGAGATTGATATAGGTGGAGAATTATTTATTGATGTAGGTAATAGAGAAGGTCTTCGTTACGGTTATGTTGACGGTTATGATGAGCTAGGCATGTACAAATACCATAAAAAAGATCTTGATTATGAGCTATTATCTGGTCCAGGACAAGTAGGAAAAGGTTTTAGAGGAGAAGACGCAGTTCAACAATTAATGAATAAAGTTAATGATGATGTAAATGTTCTTACTATGTTCGCATTAGCTGATAAAGCTGCAGGTGGAAAAGGTTATGCAACATTTGATAAGATAGGTGAATATAGGAATAAATTAAATGTTTTATCTAGCTATAAACCTGCAATGGCAGGATCAAATACTAAAGCAGTTTTAACAGAACAAGAAAGAAACATACTACAAGGATTTCAACAGAAAGAGTTTGCAGAAGTTACAGGTGAGGAATTAGCACAAGTGTTAACATTATATGATAAAGTAGCACCTGTTCATACTCAAAATCAGTATCAAAATTTTAGATACAGTATTTAACTTTTGCGTATTGGCTACCGATCACCCTGTGTAAACAGCTACTGGTTGCCCTGATACAAGGAGACTAAAATGTCAGAAACTAACGAAGAAGTCAAAGTTACCAAAGACGAAAAAACAGGTGACACAATAATGAAGAAACCTACAAGGTATAAAAGACTTGATCCAACAGCTCAAGAACTTGCTGCCGAAGAGGAATTAAAAACTAGAGAAGAATCTAATGGTCTTGTTGCTACTGAAGAAGTAGAAGAAGTAGCATCTAGCCCTGAAGAAGAATCTTTTAAGAAAAGATATGGAGATCTTAGAAGGCATGCTCAAAAACAAGCAGATGATAAAGATAAAGAAATTGTTGCATTAAAGCAACAGTTATCACAAGCTACAGAAAAACAGATTAAGCTACCTAAGACTGATGAAGAATTAGATGCATGGTCTGCTGAGTATCCTGATGTTGCTAGGATTATTGAAACAATTGCTATTAAAAAATCAAAAGAGATGAGTAAAAATATTGAAGATAGATTAGAAAATCTAACTCAAAAAGAACTACAATCATCTAGAGATTTAGCTGAAAGAGAATTGTTATCTATACATCCTGATTTTGAAGATATTAGAAATGATCCAACATTTCATGATTGGGCAGAAGAACAGCCTGATTATATTCAAAAAGCATTATACGATAACGAAACAGATGCAAAAGCCGCAGCACGTGCTATAGATTTATATAAAGCAGATAAAGGTATTAAGAAGAAAAGAAAATCTTCTAAGTCAGCTGCTCAAAATGTTTCTGTTAAAGGTGGATCACAACCTTCTGATTCTGCCACAACAAGCGAATCCATTAGCGAATCAGATGTAGCTAAGATGACATCACAAGAATATACTGCTAATGAAGAAGCTATTGCTAATGCAATTCGTTCTGGTAACTTTGTTTATGATATAAGCGGAGCTGCTAGACAATAGATATAGGTTGACAAAACCTATTTTTTGTATATATATGTTACATATATACTACACTCGTAGTAGGCCGAATGTTGTCAAATACGTTTGACATGTTCCCACCCTACCTTTTATCAAACGAAATTCAAGTCAGGCTACCTGATGATATGGCCTCTAGGCATAGACACCCATAAAATGCATCAGCCCTTACGATGTCGAGTTATCGTTTGTTGGCCCTTATTATTATTATAGGAGATACAAAATGGCCTTTAAAGTAGCGTCAGGTTATCAAAACCTACCTAATGGTAATTTCTCTCCAGTCATATACAGTCAGAAGGTTCAGCAAGCATTTCGTAAGAGTTCTGTTTCTGAATCAATCACTAATAATGACTACTTTGGAGAAATTACAAACTTTGGTGATACAGTTCGTATTATTAAAGAGCCTGAAATAACAGTAAAAGAATACGCTAGAGGTACTCAAATCGTTCCACAAGACATAGACGATGAGGATTTCAGCTTAACTGTTGACCAGGCAAATTACTTTGCTTTTAAAATAGATGACATTGAGGAAGCTCATTCTCATATTAACTTTGAAAGCATGGCATCAGATCGTGCAGGCTATCGACTCCGTGATCAATATGACCAAGAAGTATTAGGATATTTATCTGGATATAAACAATCCTCTTTAAGCACAGCAGCAGG